AATGCCGATACCAGCCCTCTGTGCGACATATTTGCCAATAGCCATATCACTGCTAAAGATACTATCGAGGGTGTCATCAATATCAACCAGAACACAAGATGCAAATTGACGAAGGGGTGTTCTGACCCCTGCCATGATGGGGGTGGGGATGTTGATTCTGTGTTTGCTGATTGCGTTGTAGTATCGTCTGACATAATCGAGCCTCGTTTCTAAAGGATAATTTTGAAAAATTGTTGCTGCTATGAGCATATACATGTACTGTGGAGTTTCATATAACTCATTAGTACTTCTATCTTGAACTAAGTATTTGTCAACAACTTGACGTAACCCTGCATAAGTGAATAAGAAGTCACGTCCATGATCTACCCATGAGTTTATTTTATCCCATTCCTCTTCAGAATAACAATTAGGTAAAGTTTTATCATAAATTCCCTCATTAGATCCCAATTTAAGATGTTCATATATGTGAGGAAACCCATCTCTCCATGAATTACCAAATACTTGTTTATATAAACCATAGAGTAAAAGACGAGCAGCAACAAACTGGTAATTAGGACTATCTAAATCAATTAAATCTGATGCAGATCTTACAAGTATTTCTTGTATTTCACCAGTTGTAATTCCATCATAGAATTGCAATCCAGATTGTATTTCTACCTGAGAAGCAGAGACCCCTGCAAGTCCATCACATGCCTCTTCAGTCATCTTATGAATCTTATCAAGATTCAAAATCTCACTATGTCCGTCTCTTTTTACTACTTTGGTGCCGTTACTCATATTCGTTTCCAGTTGTTAAGTTTTACTTTTGCTTTTAGTCCTTGGTAGATATTAGATTCTACCAGATTTTTTACATCATGTCCAGCAAGGTTCATATCATTTATGTCTTTTTGCTGAATATGATTTGGCCAAATGACTACCTTATCTCCTCGATCAATGGTCTTGGAGATTCTTTTAACGATTTCTCTGCTGCGAGGTTCGTTATCATATACACAAATATAATTGCTCCAACCAAGCGACCTAAGATCAAGATCGGCCCCAGCCATAGCAACACAGTTTTCCAAGAAAAGGGAGTCAAACGGTCCCTCGACAACATAGACTGTATTGTTTTTGTTAATTCTCTCCAACCCATAAATTTTCGGTGCCTCCTCGTCTAGCATTATTGTGATATATCGTAATTTATTTCTTGGATCAAGGGATCGACCTTGAAATCCAAATATTTCACTACGATTTTTTAATGGGATAATGATTCTTGATTCATCATTATCTACGTCGTCAAACGTATACTTTTGTTCATTTGTCCATCTCTTAAAGTGTTCACAATAATACAAATCCTTTAGGCATTTCTCTGGCAATTTACGATTAGAAAGATATGCTCTTGCTGGATGTTCTTTATTTAGTTCTGAGATTCTGGGCAGATCAAAATCCTTCTTAATAAATTTTGGTTTGCTAGATTTTACTACTGGATGTGGTGTATTAGATCTCCTACCAGTCTGTCCAGACTTATATCTTTCCATCACATACTGATCATATAACACTATATCTTGATCTTTAAGAAAGTTTGTAAAACTTCTTGAAAGACCACAATTGTGACATTTAAAGTTATGATCGTTCTTTAACTTATAAAGATATCCTCTTGTCTTATTCTTATTTTTCTGCGAGTCACCACAATAAGGACATCTGAATGTGAACAGACCTTCCTTCTTCTTGCTAAACTTCTGCAAGCGAACAGATACTAGTCCAATGTACTTAGTATCAACGAAACTCATTACAAAGATATTATTGGTTCTCTATTATACTTGATTGTATTGGTGGTGTCAATGCTGAACTTAAAATCCTTTGCCCTATTGGACTTACAATAAAACTTATTATACTTAACGCACCAAATATACTCCACATCTTCTTCTCCATTACACGGAGTCTATCATCTACCTTGCGAATATCTCTCTCACATCCCTTCTTAATCTCCTGAGTCGAACGACTAACCTCTCTGTGAAGCGATTCAACTTTCTCGAATAATACCGCATCTATTCTATCCTGTTTGTCTAATTTTTCATCATGGACAGCAAGCATCTGTCCCATCTTAATAGAGTTCTCACTCAGAGTTTCTATTACACGTTCTAATCTTTGTATTAGAGCATTATCATTTTCCATTCTTCTTAACGTCTCTAAGCCAAGAAGTTCTAGAAAGTTTACCTAAGTAAATATTCTTCTTCTTTTTCTTGTTCACAGGGGGATCATCACCTGCTTCTTTTGTACCAGCAATCTGCCCACCACCAACATTATTGATAGGTGCATCTTCATCCATAAATTGCTTAAAAGTTTTCATAGATCGTTTAAAATTTCTAAACATTTATCATCAATCGATACATCATCTAATGTTGAAGAAGGAGGATATTCTGGCAATCGTTTAAGATAAAATAAAAATGTTTTCAAAACACTCCACAATTCCCTATCAATTTTATAAAACAATAAAGGAGTTGTTGCTTCACCAAAAACATTATAGAGAATAATAAAATGGTTCAGTAATAGATGAACATTTAAATCACCAGAGTTCTTGTATTTATTCAGGAGTCGTTTAATCCACTTAAACCTTTTCATATCATCATAAAAATCCTCTTGCGTTACTGCTTGAGGATTATCATAATGCTTAATGGCAAACATGATATAATTAGACTCATTCAATTCATCAAATTTCATATTAAATCATTTTAGTTTTGTTTTGTTTTATTTACTAACTATCAGCAAACTTAGCATCATCACTTGAGTCATCAGAACCACCAAGAATTGAACTAGCAGCAACTAATGTCTCAGTCTTACATCTAAAATTACCATGTTGGTCAACATAAGTCTGAATTCCTACCCAACCTGCATGAGCAGGAGCATACTTACGAAGATCACCAGATGCAGCATTGGCAACACCTTGCTCAGTAGTATCTACACCATAAATTTCAGTTGCTCCGTAATTTGTATCACCAATTGTTGATACAGGTTTTTCACGAATTTCATAAGTTTTGTCAGAGATGTTACTAGCAGGTAGATATTCTGTAGTAATTGTAAGTTGTTCTGCACTATCAATACTTTTAATTACACCTTCAGAAGTTCCGTCTACAGTAATTACCTGCCCGACTTTTACTCCATTACCTGATGTCCAAGCAATACTGCCACTTTCTTTAGTGACTACTCCTGTGGTAACATTAACATTTACATTACCTGTCGAGTATACTGTGTCTTTTGTACCCCAAAGAGCCATTTGTTTTTACCTACGAAATTTTCTTTTCTAGAGATATTTATACAATTTTAAACAGCACCTAGTCGCATTGCCTTTCGGATCCGTTCTACTAACTGGTCATCTACATCATTATCTGTAGATAGTGCATACTCCTGCATCATTTCTACAGCAAACTCTTTCATCTGTTTTTTAAAAACCTTTTTCACTAACATAATAAGGATAGGTTTTATTAACAGGAATAATAAAGTCATGAATAATACTTCACTGCTGCGTCGTAATAAGATCCCATATTATGGTCGGAGACCCCATCAAATCTTGTGTCGTTCTCATCTTT